TTCTCAACTGCCGAGTCCCGCCCTGACAACGTCATGGCCGTCGAGGTCGGACAGCAAATCCTCTATGTGTTCGGCGAAAAGACCATCGAACTGTACCAGGACGTTGGGGCGGCAAACTTCCCGTTCGAGCGTATTCCAGGAGCAGTTATTGAGCGCGGTTTGATTGCCAGCCAGTGCGTTGCAAAGGAAGACAACGCGATATTCTTCCTCGGTGATGATCGAGTTTTCTACAAACTCAGCGGCCAGCAGCACCAGAGAATCAGCAACCACGCGATTGAAGGGGAGTGGCTGCGTTACACGACCGTTTCCGACGCTTTCGCCTTTGCGTGGAGCTGGGCCGGTCATAAGTTTGTAACGGTGGTGTTTCCAACCGAGAACAAGACTTGGGAATTTGATATCTCGACCGGCATTCCACACGAGCGGGATTCCTGGGACAGCAACGGCAACTCGTATGGTCGTTGGCGGGCCAATTGTTATGCCGAATGCTACGGCAAGCAACTGATCGGCGACGTGTTCTCTGGGAAAATAGGCTATCTCGATCCTGACACCTACACGGAATTTGGCAACACCATGCAGGGGCTTGCGGCGGCTCCTCCGATCCATTCGGATCGCAAGCGGGTGTTTCATTCCCGATTTGAAATGGACGTTGAGAGCGGTGTCGGGATTGTCTCGGGGCAGGGGTCCAATCCGCAGATCATGCTCGATTATTCGGACGACAATGGACACACGTTCTCAAGCCGGCAGATGTGGCGATCGATGGGGGCGGGGGGCAAGTTTAGGACAAGGCTGCGCTGGCTGCGAATGGGGCAATCGCGAAGCCGCATCTATCGTGTGACGATTTCTGATCCTGTGCGCAGAACCATTATAGCGGCGCACGTTGACGCTAAACCCGGCATTACATGACGATCACGGCGACTGCTACCGGAACCCCGATTCCTAAGCCGGTCGGGGCGCTACGGTTCGTTGACGAAAACGGAATGCTGACCAACCACGCCTTGCAGGTCTTGTCGCGCTGGCATGAGTTCATGGTTGGGATGAACCGGATCATTCCGGTTAATTGTTCCGGCACAAATGTTTTGACGCTAACCCCGCTGGATAGCGGGCCGTTGCTTGAGAAGTATGTCGATTATGAAGCGTTCGCTTTCACGGCGGCCAATACGTCAACCGGCGTCGTGACGGCAACGGTGGTGCCACGCAACGGCTCGTTGGCAACGCTGAAAGTTTACAAGACAGACGGGGCCGCGCAGGCGACGACCAACGATATCGTTGCCAACTCGGTTTATCTGCTGCTGTACGCCGACCATCTTGACGGTGGCGCGGGTGGGCTGGTGTTGAAGTGAATATCACGGTCACCTACGACGAGCCGCGCTTTCTATCGATGCGCGACAAGGTCAACGCGCTTGAGACTGAAATGCGTAAGCGGGAACAGATTGACATCCCGGTTAAGCATCACTTTTCGCAGGGCGTCTATGCGCGGGAAATCACCATTCCTGCCGGTACGTTGTTGACGGGCAAGATTCATAAGTTCCCGCAACTGAATATTTTGTCGTTCGGGGAGATTTCGGTTTTGACCGAGGACGGAGTTAAGCGGGTTAGCGCGCCGTTTACGGTCGTTTCCCCGCCGGGGACGAAGCGGATTGCTTACGCCCACTCCACTTGTGTTTGGACCACGATCCACGGCACCAACGAAACAGACCTAGAGAAGATCGAGAACCATTTCATTGCCGAGAGTGATGCCCAATACGAGGCGTTCCTTGAGCAAGCAAAAACTATGGAGATCGCCCAATGTCTTGGGTAGCTGTCGCTATTGGTGGAAGTGCATTGATTGGGGGCGGCGCTTCGCTGTACGCCTCCGGCAAGCAATCGGACGCCGCAAACAAGGCGCTGCAATATCAGCAAGGCGCGGACGCGCGCCAGCAGAAGAACTTTGCGCCGTATCTCGGGATTGGCGAACAGGCGACCGGAAAGCTCGGCGAGATCATGTCGGGCAAGATGGATAGCTTTTTCACATCGCCCGACTATCAATTCCGCATGAACGAGGGAATGCGCGGCCTTGAAAACTCGGCAGCGGCCAAGGGTGGCTTGCTCTCCGGGAATTTCCTAAGAGGTGCGCAGCAGTTCGGTCAGGGTTTGGCTTCCAGCGAGTTCTCGAACTACTGGAACCGCAACGCTGACATGGCAAGGCTTGGGCAGAACAGCGCAGCCGGAACGGGGGCGCTCGGACAGCAGGCGGCCGGCCAGATCGGCAACACTATGATGGCTCAGGGTGCCGCGCAGGCGTCCGGTCCTGTCGGGGCCGCGAATGCCCTCACGGGCGGCGCGCAGAACTACCTGTTTTATAACGCTCTCCAGAACCGTCCCGGCTCGGCTTACGCTGGTTCTCTGCCGTTCGGTGGCTATGGCAACTCTCCGGGGCAGTTTAACCCGAACGTCTCAGGCGGCTTCATGGGGTATTCATGATGGTTCAAAACCTTCTCGCCCTTGCTGTTAAGCCCCTGGACGTTGCGACGCCGATCCTACAGGCGCGACGTATTCAGCAGTCCGAGGCTGAAACCGCCAAGGCGAATTATGACCTTCGCCAGAACGAGATGGGGTCTGAGTTCAGGGGACTTGCGCCGTTTGTGAATCATCCCGAGTTCGGCCAGCGCTGGGGCGAGGCCATGGACCGGATGGCTCAAAGGGGGATTCTCGATCCTCAGAGGCATGCACAATTGCGCAACTCGCCGTCTCCCCTGCTGTTGCAGCAGGGCTTGGCGATGACCAGCTCGGGCGACCAGTTCCTCAAAATGCAGCAAATGGAACGCACGCGGGCCGCTGACGCGACTGCGGGCCCGGAGCTTCATGGTGGTAGCCCAACGGCTCCTGTCGCACCCACGGGCTCGCCTGTGGCTCCTACGGCATCCATGCTTACAGCGCAGCCCGCCCCGGACGACCCGACCATGAGCCCGTCGCCTCGTCAGGTGCAGGAAGTGAACGGGCAGCCATTCAACCAGCGATTTGCGGATGCAACCCCGCAGGCTCCGAATGCGCGACCAGTGCAAACGGTCCCGCAGGCCCCCGTACAGCAGAATGACGCAGCGCGGATCAACGTGCTACGGCGGGTCATATCAAATCCAGATGTTTCGTCGTCCATGCGCGAGACTGCAAAAATTGAATATCAGGCCCTTATTGCCAAGCAAACCAAGGGCGACGCGCCGGAGGATCAGGCAGCATCAAGGCGGCGGGCTGTCATTGCTCAAGGGGGCGATCCTAACGACCCACAAATGAAGGCTTTTATCCTCTCTGGCCGTATGCCGCGCGAGGATCAGCAGCCGCTTAGTGCGGCGGACAAGAAGGCAATCCTTGAGGCTGACGAAAATATTTCGTCGTCGTCGGCTGCTGTGCAAGCGCTTACTCGTGCCAAGACGCTTTCTAAGACTGCCATGGGATTTCGAGGAGCTGGGTTAGTTGCAGAGGTTGGCGCTCTCGGTGGAAGTCAAACGGCCCTCGATACGATTGAGCTTGATAACGTCGTGACTACTAGCGCCCTTTCGCAACTCAAGACGATCTTCGGCGGGAACCCGACTGAAGGTGAGCGGAAAATTCTTCTTGAGATTCAGGGTTCTTCAAAGCTCCCAGACAAGGCGCGGCAAAAGATTTTTGATCGCGCGATCGAGGCGGCTAACCGTCGCCTCGGAATGTATCAGCAACGTTCCAACGAACTGCGCGGACAAACGTTCTACAAGCCGGGCGGTGGCCAGTCTCAAGGCGGCCTGCCTGCACCCCCGCCCGGATTCGAGGTTCAGCGATGACGCTCGCCGTCAATCCCGAAACTGGCGAAGCCGTCTATCTCGACGGCAACCAGTGGAAGCCCGCGCAAACCGCTGTCAATCCGGCCGGCGAGCGCGTGGCTTTTGATGGCAAGACTTGGGTTGCGCTATCGACAAAGGAGGGGCAGTCCAGCGCGCGCACCGAAACGAAGGCCCCGAAATCCGTTCTGGAGAATATCCACCAGACGGTTAGCGATTCCGGCTTTGGCTTTGGTCAGGGCATGACGCTTGGTTGGGGGGATGAAGTTGTGGCCGCCGGTCTTGCTCCGATCGAGGCCATCACGGGCGGCGGTCTCAGTGGCTCCTATGATCGCGCGTTAGAAAAGGTTCGCGGCCTCAACAAAGAAGCGCAAGAGCGTTCCCCGGTAGCCTACGG